CAAACCCGCCATCGTGCCTTTCTTCCTCAATCACATGACCCTCCCGCCTCAGGTCATACACCCGCGCAGCCAGCCGAAAGCACCCGTACTCGTTCAAGGCGTCAATCGGTGTGATCTGCTGGTAGAGTTTAAGGTGACGCAGGATTTGTTCTTTCTGACTCATGACGTTTCGCCCCCATTCAGGATCGCCTCAAAAAGACACACGTCGCAGGTTCCGTCCGAGCAATAGCACATGAATCCAGAGCATTCCCAGGCGGCTCGGATACGTTCAAGACTGCTCTTCAGTAACCATGCTTGAAGCTCATACGGTTGATGGATTTTAGTGGTGCGAATGGATTGGTCCAACTGCTTCGGGCTCATGCCGAACCCCCTCGCGTCAAAAATGCCTGAACCGCAAACCCAACAAAGAACACAGTGGCAAACGCCCACACCCGACAGGACGACCAGTTACGGAACGAGCGCCAGGTGAGCAACCCACTGATCGCAGCCATGAACACGCACAACACGCAAATGCCGGTGCCATAACTGAACGCTGGCAGTTCACCAAGCAGCCATGATCCAATGTGATAAAGACCAACGTATGTGCAGATGCCGAAGGCGATCAGCCCAAGGTACAGTGCAGCTCGTCCAGCGATTGTCCTGAATGTCATGAACGATGTGCACTGTCTTGTTGCGTAGGTTGGTTGGTTTTTCATGCTATCCCTCCATGAAAGAGTTGTCCCTCAGTTCGGTTGTCGAGTGCGCCGGGAGACGTTCAGGGTGAGGGAAACCTGAACGTGGATGATCCCCCGGCGCGAAGTGATCAGAACGGCAGTCCGTCGTCCTTGTCTACCGGCGTGCCTTCCATCGGCGGCGCAGTGAATCCACCAGCCTGACTGGCAACGTCATAGTTCCGGATCGTGTTCTCTGGCTCGCCGTTGTAGCCGTCCTTGTTCACGCCAACGGTCAACGTCAGCGGCCTTGATTGCATTGCGGACAGATCCCATTCGTCCACCAGTGTCATCACGCCGGTTGCCCGGCAGATGCTGGACAGCTCGGCGCGAGCAATGTTCACTGCGGTTTGATTTGGATTGTCGAGGTTCAGGTTGTTCCAGAGCTTCCGGCCTTTGAACTGGCCTTCGGTCAGGATGGTGAACTCAACAGCGAGGTAGTGACCGGTCTTGGCTTTGGTCTGTTTTTTGAGTGCCCCGGTGATAATGGCGAGGTAGTTTCCCGCCGTGATAATCTCACGCGAACCCATCGGCTCGACTTGATTGGCGTCAAAGCCTGTCATTTCTTCTCCTTCTTGTTTCCATCAACAGTGATTTCGGCCTGAACTGGCCACTCGAATGCCACTTGATCCGGCAGACCCAGACGGTTCTTTGCGATATGCGCCGGGCGGTCCGTGGTATACAGAACCCGTTCGCCAGTGCCGACGCCGACAGTGCGTTCCCGAAACCCTTCGCCGGTCTTCTTGGTGTAGGTCCGGTAGGCGGCAAACAGCACCTCGTCACACCATTCCTGGACAACGCCAGAAACGAGCTTGTGAAGCCGTGGACTATATCTGTCGTAGGATTCACCGGAGGGATCTTCAAACTTCTCGATTTTGGTATGAGCCAACAGGATTGCGGCCATTCCTTTTTCTTCTCGGAGCATTCCGAGCGAGAACAGGATCTTGGTCCACTTACCGAGGGCCATCGCGTAGCCTTTGCCGTAACCGATTGAGGCAATGTCATCCTTGCCTTCAGCGGCGCAGATATCGGCCCACACGAGCCGCTCCAACCAATCAAGGCTGTCGATCACTACGGTCTTGTAATCGTGGTCTTCGACGAACAGGGCGCGAATGCTGTCCTGAACGTCCTTGAGTGTCTTGGACAGCGGGAACTTGGCGCAGTCGATGTCACCGAGCCCATCTTCGGTCTGGATGAAGATTGCGTCAGTTGCCTTGGCTGCGAACGTGCTTTTCCCAATGCCGTGCGGGCCATAGATCATCTGCCTTCGTGGCTTCGGGTCTTTTCCGGTTGTGATTTTGTCAAGCATTCTGCCCTCCGGTTCCCACCACTCATCGCCGTGACGATTCTGGTGGTCCATGTCTGAGTGAAAGTTCGAAACGTGGGTTTCTTCGAATCCTGAGCTGTTGTTGTGGTACGGGCCGTACATCTAGGCTGCGCCATCCTTGGTCTTGCTCCCGGCGATATACGCAAGAACTTCAGCCTTGTCATAATGGTATCCCCGCGCCTCTTTGTCACCGTAGACGTAGCAAGAAAGCCTTTCAGGGTATTTCCAGCGCCAAGTGTAAAGCGTTGAAGCCGAGATACCCAAGAGTGCGGCCGCTTCTTTTACTTTTATCAATTCCATATTGTATTTCTCTTTTTCAAGTATGGTGGTTTGACCCGTGACTTGGCTATTGGTCCCCGTACAATTCATTCCAAAGAAAGCTAACGGCTTCTGAGAGTGTTTCTGTCAGAATTTCGTCACGCTCAACAATGGTGTAATATTCGCCGTTATTGGTTTCAGCTATCCACATACCATCAATGAATTGAAACCCACCAACGAAATAAAGCTTTTCATCATCATCAAGGGTTTCATCAAAACCAAGCGCAAGGTTCATCTCTTTTGTTGGTTGGCTAAAGTGTTTGATGTTTGTGTTCCATTCAGTCTGCGTGACTTGTTCCCCCGAAAATCCATTTGTGTAAGCTTTCATCTTATCGACCTCCCGTTTCAATGTGGTGTCTTCTGGTAAACCGAAAGTACCTTTTATCATCGGCACTGTCAATTACATTCTTTACATTTTCTTCATTCTTTACATATTAACGAACGCAACAATACACAGCAAAGCCAGTGCCCGCCTTGATTATTCATGTTCTGTAATGGGGTAAATTAATCTTGGAAATAAGGCTAAATCGACAGAGAAACCATCCGCAGCACCGCCCAAACCGTGACCAGCACCGCAACCGGGACCACAAAAGCAGGCTTTTCAAACCATCTCGGAAGCTCATCCAGTAGCCATGCGTTCCGGCGTTCCAAGTCGGCAACCTTTACGCGGAAGATTTCAGCATTAAGCAGGCTGTCAACCTGGGCAATACTGTTCTTTTCCTTCAGGATGATGTTTTCAGTCGTCAGCTCCCGGACCTTCCACGTCAGCGCCTGGATCGTTTCGTTTTCGGTAGTCTGCGATTGCGCCGGCGACCAGATCATAATCAGAAGTATCGGCCAGATTATCCAAGTCCTGTTGTGTTTCATTGTGGATCTTCTCTTTCTTTAGATCGGCACCAGCATCAAGGGCTTCGACCCGCGCCGCTGTGGCCTCACCGCTGGCTTTCTTGGCTCTCGCCTTCCATGGGTCCGCCTTTTTAATCAAGAGCGTCAGGAACGCCAGTACGGCCGCCAGTGGCCAAATGATTTTTCGCCAGATCATATCGCACACTCCATCGTTCTCGCCGAGTCTAACCCAATTGCGGCACCGGAAAGAATCGCCTGAACGTATTCGTCCGGCAGGTCATCGTTCCCAATGCAATCGGCCTCAAAAAGCTGCCTTTGCCAGATATACTTGCCGCCGAATATGTTCACCAGGTTGACCTGGAACAGGTCTTCCGTGTAATCGACTATCGCAAAGCCTTGCTGCCAGTTCACCTGGTCGTTCTTGCTTGGGACCATGCCATCAATGCGGGCTAACGCGCCAAGACTATACGCGCCATAGGTGACGTTCTTCTCTTGGCTGTGGCTGGTAATGTGAGCGGATTCCTGCCTGTGAACGTGACCCTGGACCAATGACGCACGAAGCTGGTCGATCATCTTCATTGCCGTTTGTCCGGACTTCGCGCCGATCTTATTGCCGTGGATCATTTGCAGGTTGCTGTTGAGCCAGTAGGAGCCTTTTGGGTAGGGTCCAAGATAGTCTATATCTAATTCCCGTAAGCCGAGCATTGTCTCAATAGAGAGCAGCGGCGGTGCGGCAGGCAGGTTGGCTGGCTTTAACTTAAACGCCGACACCGTGTTGGTCATTATGCTACGCAACAGACGGGTTTCGTGGTTGCCCTCGATATAGATAATTTTGCCGCAAAAAGGTCTAATTGACCGTAGCCATGAGCCAAACCAGTTTATGCTCATCTGGGTAGTGAACGAAAACTCAGGAGACTGCACGAAATGATCCGACCAATCAGGAAGGTCAAGCATATCGCCAAGCAGGATCAACTCGTCCGGTGCCTCATCCATGATCGCCTTGGTAACGCAGGCAAAAGCAGATAGATCGTGCAGGGTCGAAACATTGTATGTGTCAAAGCTACGGAAGAACCCCACCTGACTGTCTGCAATGACGATGGCGCGTTTAGTTTTGCCCTTGACTTCCTTCGCCCGCTGCATCGGAAGTGCCTTGAGTTTCAGCGGTTGGACTACCGGCCACTCGCAGACAACAGGATTCTTCCTGGCCAACGTAGCCTTGCCTTGATACAAGGGGATTATCCCATGCTCGCCGCTATGCTGTTGCCACTCGTTAATGCGGTAGGACAGCACTTTCCATTCGTCTTTTTCTATCTGGAATTTTTTAAACAGGGTGTCGAGGGTCGGCGGCTGGCCTTCTCGCGGTATCGTCATCGTGGCGTGGTTGCCTTGTTCCTCAAAGCCAGCGGTGTTGTGGCTTTTGGTAGCCTCGTCAAGGCTGTGACCGACATAACCCCCTGTCCAGGTTCTGCCGCAAGAGCGGCACTTGAACCGGGTCTTCATCACTCCATTGGCTGACTTCCTGTGGTCGTTGACTGCCGTGTCACTTGAGCCGCAGTGCCTACAAATTCCAAGACCAGCAGACCCGCTCATTTTGCGGCCTGCCCGATGTTGACGCTACTACCTTTCATCAATGGCTTGAGTATATTTGCTCCAAAGAAAAACCCGGTTGCGTACTTCAAAAGTTCCATCGCGTTTATAGGCACGTCGCGTTCCAAGTAGGTCGCAACAGCAACCAAAACAAAGACCAATGCCCATGCTGTAGTTTTTCTCCATCCGAACATGACTACTCCTTCAGTCTGAAATCCCATCAATGATCTCGTATGCGATCCTGTTCGCTCTGTTCGGTACCTGCGCGGCGTACCGGCTGTCAAGGACATCCGCTCCTGCCTGCGTCCATCTGCGGTGCTTGACTGCCTCAATGAGATTCACGAACGAGCGGAACCCACCTGGCCCAAGGTTGAACCTCATGTTGATCAGCGCATATCTCCGAACAGCATCGAGGCCATGCCAGAACTCCTCACCGAACAGGCGGGCCAGATCGTTGTCGCACTCGATCAGGTCGTTGTTCAAAAGAATGATAGCTTCCTTCTCCGTGATCCCCTTGCCGCCGTTGCGATCAATGTTCCGGCCATAGCCGACGGTCAGTCTGCCAACCGGGCACTCGTAAACGAACGGGCTGAACCCTTCGTCTTTTATTACTTGGTCGATTAGATTCATGGCTACCCCGTTATGATGACCCTGCTACCGCCGCCGCCAGCGTCAGCAGATTGATGTGCGCCAATGTCCATGCCGGGCGAACTTGTGCCTGATGCGTCTGCCCCGGCATTTCTTGCAGCTGAACCGGCGGCAAGCGTGTAGTCGTGCCCTGCTTCGTCTGTAAACCCAGGTGCCGATGCTGTGATGTCTGTTGCTGTGGCGTTGTCGTACCAATAGCGGTAATTGATTGTATTACTGTACAGGAGATTGTTCCTGCCTGTGCCCCTATGCCCTGCCATTGCGTTTGCTACTCCCATGTAGATCCCGTAGCTGCAATCGTAGATGATATTGTTGATGATGTGTATTGGGGACTCATCGCCTCCGCCGCAATTGATCCCGCGAATAACCCCGCCGCCCTCGCCGTCGATGGTGTTATTGATAATCATCCCGCCGTAACCGACGTTGATGTTGTAAGTCGTCTGCCCATAGAAGACGGACGAGAAACACATCATTGCCGAATAAGCGCTGTAGAGCCCTGAAGCATTATCGCTGAAGGTGCAGAAAGAAACCCAAGGGGAATCACAGTACATCCCGTAGCTGGTGTTGTTGTCAAACACACAGTTAATCGCGGTGATGTAGTTATCGCCATACAGCCCATGCCCGCCGTTGCCAATGAAGCGGCAGTTGTCGAAGGTCAAATCATCTGCACCAGCGGCGCTAACGCCGTGGCTTGTGTAATTCTGGATGTCGAAGTTCTTGAACAAGTAGCAAACTGTTGCAGTAGATGCTATTGTTATGCCACTCGCAATTGAGTCACCTCCCTCAAGAACAGCACTACCGCCATCACCTTCAGTGGTTGTGTATCCTACAAACCTCATGCCTGACGACCCAGATCCAGTGTCCGTAACAGCGACAGTCTCAGCGTAGGACGTTCCACCCTTGACCCAAACATTATCGCCATTGTTCACCGCAGCCATTGCCTGCGTGATTGTCAGGAACCCGTCTGCCTCGCTAGACCCGTTATCGGCACCTGCTGTGGCTGCATTGTTGACCCAATATTCAGCCATTATGCCACCTCAAACGTAACTGCTATCCACAGCTTGGTTGGGGAACTTGCGACCGCGCTTGCCGCATAGTGTAGCCAGTCGTACTGTGCGATGCCTGCGCTGGTGAATGATGTCTCGGTGTCGCCCGTGCCTGACACTTCATCTGACGCGAACACTTGGGTTCCGCCAGTGTCTTGTGCCGTCTCTCCACGCTTGTACAAATTCCAGGTCACTGTGCCTGTGTCTGTTTCGTGCCGAATGCGAGTGATCGTGCAAGCCACAGGTACCGCCATCATCGGGAATGAGTCAGTCGCCACAGGATCTTCAATATAGATGATCTTGGTGTAGCTTACAGTACCTAGCCCTGCATGTGAATGTAGGGCATCT